AATAGAGAAAGACCGGCGTGTCCGCCGGGAACACCGCTGCATCGGCATCGGGTGCCGTGCCGATCAGGCCCACAACGGACATATCGCTCCAGACGGGCGGGCGTGGCTCAGTATCAATCCGCGTGATGGAAATCCCGAAGGTCGGGTCGGACATGAGAAGGTCTCCTTGAATAGTCGAACCCCGCGCGGCCGTGGGCCCTACGGTGATCCGGGATGCGTGGTTCAGGTTGAGTTGACGGACGCCTAAATTCTAAAGTGCGCTCGCCCACAGCAAGATCGGTCAGCGACTTGCGAGTTGGCGGAAAACAGGTCAAACGAAGGACACCGGAGGTCGAGCCTGTGACGACCGCGGGCCAGATTGCAGATGAGAGCAGCAGACGCCTATGATCGACGATCCTGACAAAACCCAGAAGCTCATCACAGACATGGAAGCCTCCATGCCGCTCACAGCCAGGCTCTCACCAAGCCTCAAGACAATGATGCGTCGACAAGCGCCTGGTGTCCTCCCACCAGACCAATGTCCTGTGGTCGAGGTCTTTTACATGGGCGAAGAAGGCGGCATATCTTGCCGTCTGGACCTCGACGGAACGGACACCCAGGATCCGTTCATCGTCTCCATTACCCATCTCACCTTTGACAGGAGATGCCAGCTTTTCCGTCAGATCGACGGGTACCAAAAGCACCGCGTCAAGAAACTCAAGAAGAAGCACGGGCGTGGCTACTGACACCCGCAAACCCGTCCCTTACGCTGCGAACGAAACCAGGCCACATCACAAACTCAGAACGACAGCGTCGGTGTCGTGATATCGAGGTCAGTTTTCGTGTCGGACTGGATCTGGACCTCGAGGATCAACGCCGGGCCTGCAAATGCTGTGGGTTCCCCGAAGACCCGGATCGCGCGGACAAACCCGCCCGCACCGTCATCGACAACCTCACCCACCTGCACATCGCGCACATCGGTGATGCCCAGCTTGGTGCTCATCTGTGTCAGGGCGGATCGCATGGTGCCTGCCTCCATCAATACGTTCCGCCATCGACCAGATCGATCCGGCCCTGCAGCGCCGTCAGCGTTGATTGCAGGTTGGAAACCTGCGCTATCGTATGACCATGGCTGCTGGCCGCCTTGCTGGCGAGCTGCGCCGTGAGGTTCGGAATATCGCCGATCCCGAGCGCCACTTCCCCGGCCTGGCCGTTTACAGACGACACGGGCCCATTGGCCAGAACGCTTTCAGCAATATCCGCCGCGGCGGCCGCATCCTGTGCCACCTGCTGGGCCAGGGCCAGCGCACTTGAGACTGCGGCGGCCGTCTCGATCACAGAGGCCGCGAGCCCCGCGCTGGCTGAAATTACCCAATCGCCGTGCACGGCCGCCCCAATATCACCGTTGACGGCCACCACTTCACCCACCAGCCCGCCATTTGCGCGGCTGTAGCTATCGACACGGAACACCGCCCAGTCGTTCAGGCTGTCGTCGACGTCACGCGTCAGCACGACATATGGCGTAGGCGCAAAGAGCGCCCGCGCAGGCGTGTCGTCAATCTCGAACGTGGTCTGCAGGCCCACCGACACAGTCAGCGGCGTCGAGGACGTGGCCACCAGAAACCCGTTCTCGGCCGCAGCCGTTGCGGTGGCGAGCGCAGGACCCAAGACCTCATTTACCCGCGACAGCCCCAGCGTCACCAGATTGTCGGTGGCACCGCGAATGCGCGCCAGCTGCGCGTCGAGATCGCCGAGGCTTTCGGCAATCAAGCGATAACGGCGATTGAAGAAGTCCCGATCAAGGTCCTGATTGTCCCGCACCCGCAGATCTTCAAACCTCAGCATGGCGTCACCCTTTCTTCAGCGGCTCGGATGTAGCGATCGCCTCTGGATGGTCTGCTTGCAGGTCGTCGAAGATGGCAGATGTCACCGTGTAGCGCGCGCCCGGCCGGAACCGGGCCCCGGCAAATTCAAGCGGACGGTTCACCGTCACCCGGTAATGGGTGGGTTTTGATGGCATTGGGGCTGTCTCCTGGCTTTGGTCTGAGCGGGATAGATTACGCGTGGCTCGATCAGGTCTGGGCGTATTCGATCAGCTCACTGACGAGAAACGGCACTGCCGCGCTCACAGTCGAGCCAATGATCTTGACGGCGTAGGTGCTGACCGAGGCTACATTGAAGATCGAGGTCCGCCGCACCGTCCCATCAGCCAGCACCACGTCCTCAACCACATCGGCCACCTCCACGCCGTCCAGCGCGGCACCGGTCATGAGCGTCACGGTACAATCGTGGTTCACCTCTTCAAAATGCTGCAGATCCGTTACCAACTTGACGCTGGTTGTGGGCGAGCCGAGCGTGCGTGCTTCCGACACCCAGGTGAACGCCGTCTTGGGGCGGGTGGCGACCGTCTGCGAGCCAGCAAGCCCGAAGCCCGGCATCAAGTCGGTGGTGCCTGTCAGCGTCATTCGAAGCGGGAGAATGCCTGGCAGACCCGAGAGGTCTGGGCCGCTGTTATCACCATCCAGCGCCACCCAGGCCCCGTTGACCTGCACCTCGATATCCGTACGACAGGCAGGTGGTGTCACGCCTTCGTGCAGCACATCAAGATCGAGAATGCCACCTGCCAGCTGCAGCGCTGTCAACTCGACCGAGAGCCGCGTGCGCTCGAACCGCGCAAAGTAGAGCCGCATCTTCATATCATCGACGAGGTTGCCCGCAAAGAAGGCACCATCGGTCGAGACAAAGAACGTGCCCTGCACCACCCCGTTGTCGGTATTGGTCATGGCGACATAATGATCACCGGTGGTGACCAGCACGATGGCGTAACGCCGTACGGCCGTCAGGAACGTCGGCGTGATCGGCAGTTTGCTCTCCACCAGCGATGGCAGGCCCACTTCCGTAGAGATCGCCCCCACCTGAATATCTGCCACTGGCAGAGTCGTGCGCGAGATCACGCGGGTCAGGTCCGGCATGCCAAAGGCGGTCTCGGTCACCAGCAGTGTGACATCCCCCGCGGCGGCCTTGCGTGAGAAGTAAAGCCCAACTTGGCTCAGCCAGCCATCTTGCGAGTTCAGGAAGGTCTGCGCCACTTGTTGGCCGTTGATCGTGGCCGTGGTTGTGACACGGTCCCAGTATTGCTCTTCATAGGTGTCGATCCAAAATCGCCGCACCCGGATCCAGTGCACATTGCCGTTGGGCACGCGCGCGCCATTGGGCATGCGGTCCGGCAGGCCCTTGGTGACCTCCCAGGTCTCGCCATCCCGGCGGAAGATATTAACCGCCAGATCATAGGTGCCTTGGCGCCACCAGCGGCTGTTGGTGCAGACCACCATGGAGTTGCCATAGCGCCGCCGCGTGCGGGCGCGTGTGAGCTGGCGGATGTCGGTGGTCTCGAAGGTGTACTGCGCCAGCCGCGTCTCGGAGGCATAGCCCGTCAGATCAAGCCGGATGCCATGGGCGTATTTGGGCATAACGAACCCGCTGGTATTGGCGATATAGACGTTGTTGGGGTTCAGCAGTGCCAGTTCCGAGGTTTCCGAGCCCGCCCGTGGAAACCGGATGCCTTCCTCAACCACCGCGTCAAAATCAGGGTGGTCGACATTTGAGCCATCTGCCATCAGGAAATGGTTGGTGCCGTAGTAGATATAGGCGCCCGGCGCATAGACCTCGGTGCGCAACTCACCGAGCTGCTCGGTCAATTCCACAATCTCGGCCTTGGTGGCATAGCCCGCCAGTCGGTCTGCCAGCGCCGACAGATCTGTGCGCAGCGTATCGACCTGGCCGCTGATCTGGCCGCGCCAGCGCTCAAGCGCAATCGTGCGGTTAGCAACATTGCGCAAGTTTGGCAGCTGTGTCGCCTGCCACTGCTCGATCGCCACAACGCCGGTGGTGTCGAGCAGCACATAGGCGATCACCGTCACATTGGCATCCGTGGCGGGATAGCTGGGGTCCGGCCCTTCGGTGCCCGCCACGGTTGAGATTTCTGCGCGGCGCAGGCTTTCCATCGCCACTGATTGCGGCTCGGTGGTACCGGTCTGCGCATCGATCAGGAAGTCGCGGGGCTGGATATCCGTCTCGACCTCCTGGCCGAAGCTGACGATCGCCACCCGCTTGCGGGTCACCAGCGGCAGCACGTTGAAGAGATCAACGATGATGTCCTCGCCGCGCGCATAGACCGCGCCGCCTGCATAGAGCCTGCCCGCTGACAGCGTGATCTCAGTCGCCGCAGTCTTGGTGGCTGAGAACCCAGAATAGGCCTTGCCGCTTTCAACCGCATCGCGGACGATGTGATCCATCGAGGCGCGGGCAAAGTCTTGCATGTTGTTGAGATCGGCGGATTGCAGTTCCTGCCGATCGCGGTAGATGACGGTGCGTTCCATGTCTCAAACCTCTGTCAAAGTGCCGAGCGTGATATCGCCCACTGTGCGGCGGTCGCCCGGTCGCGGCACGCGCCAGGTCTTGGTGTTGATCAGGACCTTGTCCCGCAGCGATTTGGCGACCATCACCGCCTCGCGCGCATCCGCGACGGGCTTGGTGCTGGCAGCCACGACATAGCCATTGACGAAACGACCCGCCGTGCGCGGATACCGCCGCCCCGTGATGCGGGTCAGCACCTCGGCGTGGTACGGTGGCATCCCAAGCCGGGTGTAGCCCAGATGGGTGGACCGCTTGCGCTCGTCGAGCACGCGGGCCAGATCGTGGATGTGCCAGCGATCATAGAGATACTGCCAGGCGATCGTCTCTGGCAGGAAGGTTCCAGCGACATGCTGGCACGGCACGCCGGGAAAGATCGCTCCAAACTGGCGTGGATGTGTCTCAGCAACCTGCTGGGGGCGCACATCGATCAGCTCGCCTTTCGGCAGTACAGTTGTGTATTGCTCCCGGCCCAGCCGGTAGCTGTAGGTCGTGGCCCGCGGGATGCGGACAATGCGTTGGCGCACACCCATGTCATCGATCAGAAACGCGTGGGCTTTGGGCTCGGCGTTCAGATGGATCGCGGCCGTGGGTTTGGGGGCCAGAACCACCTCGTCATAGGCAATCGCGTTGAACTTCCCAACGCGTTCTGGTGTCACCGTGCGCAGCGTCAGCGTCGTCTCTCGGTCGCGATCATGCAGCTTGGCGGTGCGCACATAGCGCGTGCCCTGCACCGAGACTGGATTGTTGGGCCCGGCAAAGGCGGTGCCTGGGCCCTCTGGTGCCGACAGAAACCGGGTGTTCCGACCAGAAACACCCCGGGCAATGAAGGGATAGACACGGAGTTGTGCGAAGCGGTCGAGATAAGCGCTGCGTTCCGTCTCCGTCAGCGCCTTCGACAGATAGGTTTTGGCGGGCGGCACGATGAACCGCCGCGCCTCGGCCCCCATGACGGCGAGCGCTTCCGCGATGGCGGTCTGGGTCCCCTTGATTGCGTGAAACGGTAACGCGCGCGCCATGCGCGCCCGCTTGGTTTCCTCGGGCCAGTCCTTGTCCCACAGATCGACAGACAGGCCCCAAGCGAGCCAAGGCAGGTGGCTGCTGGGGATGTGATGCGGTTGCACCAGCCGGCGTAGGTCGATGGGCAGGTCGGCAATACGCGCCCCGGTAAGGTCGACGGCTTCCTCAAAGGCCGTCCGGTTGTCCGGCAGTAGGGTATCGTTGACTGTTGACACACTGCCTCCAGGTTTATCGGGCCAGATGGGCATGCTGTATTTGGAGGTTCGAGCAAACCAAGTTATTGTTTTGAAAAAGGGATGATCATGACAACATCAGTAATGCTATCTTCGGAGTTCAACGTCACGCTGCCACGTGAACTCTGCGAACGCCGCAGCTGGAAGCCAGGTCAGCAGTTTGCACTGCTTCCAAAAGCAGGAGGCCTACTCATGATACCAGTGCCCACTGTCGACGCGATACGAGGCATTGCAGCGGGCGCGTCAGTCTCAGATCGCGAGAGGTAAACTACGCGTCGCGCAGTGCCAGGACAGAAATCATGATCGCCTCCACAGCGTAAACCTCGGTCGGCCCGAGGACGAGGTCTTCGGCAGATGACACCAGATCCACCGAATGCACACCTTCAACATGCAGCTTGGGAAAGATCGCCGAGCGGCGCAGGTTCATGCCCAGCATCCGGTTGGTTTCCACCCAGTCAGATAAGGCTGACAGGGCGCGGTCGCGCACTACATTGCCGTCTGGCCCGGGATAGAGGGTAAGTTTGGCCGTGATGTCCGCGCGATGCACCCGTGGCCCCAGGACTTCGACCATGTCCGTCAGCGGCCGCACGTCATTGGCGATCAGCGACAAACGCACTGTCTCACGCTCCGCAAGGCTGGGAACAGGATCGGGGCCCGCCCTCAGCATGGTGACGCGCACCCGGCCGGGGGTCGTCATGATCGCCGTGGCATCACGCGCCCAAGGCGCAGCGGTGAGCGCGTGGTAGACATAAGCGCCCTCTGGTCCCGCGACGGAAAAGGCCTCCGGAGCCAGTTGGACGCGACGGCGCAGGCGATCATCGTCTTCCACCACCAACACGCCGGTTGCATCCTCGACCTGCATCCGTTGCGTGGCGAACAATGCAGCCAGATGGTCGAGGTTGCTGCCGTAAGACGAGGCCAGCAAAACCGAGCGCGCCGCATCATTGATCCGCGCACGCAGGAGCATCTCGCGATAGGCGAAGGCTTCGATCAACTTGCGCGCGGGCTCGCTTTCGAGATCAATGACGCCTGCGATTGCCGGAAACCGCGCGACCAGATCATCGCGCATCTCGGTGACGATCGTCTCATAGTCCAGCGTTTCGATCACGTCCGGCGGCGTCAAGCCGGAAAGATTGATGGCGGTGAAGCGGCTCATGCTTGGGACTCACGCTCCTCGATCAGCACCCCGTCCGGGTTGGTATAGGCATTGATGCGGCGCGCACCTTCAACCGTGAAGTCGCCATAAGTGGCGCGCGGGCGGTACTCGCCCTCGAGAAAGAAATGCAGCCGTCCGTCCCGGGTCACCTCAACGATCTGGATACGGGTCACACGGTAGCGCGGTTCGAATTGCTCGATCGCTGAGGTCACCGCCGCAAACCACGGTGTAACCTCATTGGGCGTGATGGCGCGCCCCAGCAGGTTGGGCACAAAGGATCCATACCATTCGCGCATGATCCGGGCCCCAAACCGCGTGGTGAAGATGTCCTGCAGGCTCTGGGCCACGTGTGGCCAGCCCTCAATCACACCGCCGATGGCGGCGTTGAGACCGACGGACGGGTTTATGCTGCGCGTGGCCACCGGTTAGCCTGCATCATCAGCAGTCGCATGATCCTCACCAAGATCAGGTTCGATGCGCGATGGTTTCTTGGACTTGCTTGCCTTGGGTGCAGGTTTGGGCGGGGTTTCGTCAGCAGAAGGTCCCGGCTGAGCGGCGACATCCAGCGGGCGCAATGTGCCAAGGCGCAGCTCATGCTCCGCCTGTTTGTCGGTCAACGTCAGCACAGTGCCCACGCCGATGTTAGTCTCGCCCGCAACGAAGCGGCCTGCTTTCTCGGTAATCGCGTATCGGTTCATGTCGTGTTCCCTTGTATTGAGATGATCAATCGATGGTGAACCACGGTCGCCCAGTCGTCGCGTGACCGCACGCAGCCACATCGCCCTCACGGCAGACGGCAATGCCGTCAATGGTGAACCAGTCGGAGCCAGTGACCATGGGCGGTGGAGGTGAATGAGGCGTAAGACCATGGGCCTGAACCAGATCCTCAATCCCGACGATCACTTGGCCCTCGACAGTCCATGGGGCAAACTGGCTTCCCATCTGCGCACCACCTGCGGTGTCGAGCATGACAACAGCTATGCCACGGCTCATCCCTTGATGCCCGTGAACTTCGGCGTGATGACCTTAATTTCTTCGCTGGTGATTTCCAGCGTCGAGCCACCTACCACGATCCGCACCAGATCATCCGCGAGCGTCATCCGTACATTGCCGTAAGTGATGACATTCTCATCCCCCGCCGTTGAAGGGCTTGGATTACCCGCATGGTGGGTCAGCGGCACCGCCACCGCCTGCTGGAAATCCCCCGTAGGCGACATCACCGTAAATTGCTGCCCAATCGTCGGTGGCGTATGCACACGCAACGCACCCGAGAACTGGGCATAGGGCAGCCAGGGTGACAGGAACCGGCCCTGTCCGCCATGCGTGGGTCCAAAATCCAGCCGCATGCGCTGGCGTCCGGGGTCGACCTCCGCCACCGTGCCATGACGCATGACGCCCGCGACACGGCGCTCCAGATCGGTAACCCGCGCGACAAGCTCGACAATTTCACGGATTGCCATGGCTATGACCCTTGCGGCTCAAAGACGACAGTCTGGTCGAAATCCAGAAACGTGATGTCCGAGAGTGGTTGCGGATCCGCATCGAGGTCTGCGACCGGCCCGATACCGATCTGGTTGGCCACCTCAAGCGGGATGCCAAGGGTTTCGGCCGCCCGGCGCCAATCGGCGAGCGGCGTGCCATCCATCTCCGCGCGCAGCAGGCTTGCGATATTGGCCAGTATTGGATCGGCTTCCATCAGAACGAGCACGTCACCCCAGGCGCTGTTTGGCGCAATCGTGCCACCGGCCACCGGCGTGTCCACCAGATCGCAAGTCAGCACCAACTGACGCGCGGCGAAGCGCACCCCGTTCTCGGACGAGGCCCCCCGCCGTGACAGGCGTCGTGTGATACGCGGCACCAGTTTCATCCAGGCGCGCGACCAGGCGGTGTCATCGCGGGTCAGCGCCCGCGTCACCTGGTGCTCCATGATGTCCAGTGTCAGCTCCATCCCCTCATCTGTATGCGGAATGGCAATACTGATCTGACCGCCATCCCCATCAGACGCGGGCACTTCGACGCGGGACGCGATGGCAATCTCGATCACCAGATCACAGCGATGGGTGCCACTGCTGAGGTCTCGTCCAGTGACATCCAGCGCGTGTTCATCCGTGGTCAACACCAGAAGCGGCTGGCGGGTTTCGGCAATAGTCTGGTCGATCGGGTCCACAGCGCTGTCGAACACACGAGCGCCCGCCAAGGTGCGATCCCGCAGCGCGCGGGCAGCGGCCAGACGCATGACAAGGCGAGTCAGGCTCATGGGACTGGATCCTCCCGAACAAGGATGAGGTTGAGATCGCCCATATCCGTGTGATGGACGGCACTGATCGCATAGACTGGACTGCCCGCGCGGCTGATCAGCGTGATTGCATCACCCTTGGCGGGCAGCGCCGTCAGCGCGTCCACCTGTGCCTTGGCGATCCAGAATTCGGCAGCGGTTGAGGTAAGCTTGGTTGTGCCCGACATCTGACCACCCCGTCCCTGACCCCGCAGGTCGTCTTGCACAGGGCCCGCCGAGAAAATACCGTGAACCGGGACCTCGGCGCGGTCCGGGGCCGCTGCGCGCTCAGCGTATTGGGCCGAAACGCGCGGCCGGTGGATTGCCGTCTCCGCGAAGGCACCCTTGATCGCGCCCGACAGAGCGGCGTCGAGATCGTCAAACATAGAAGCCACGGCTCAGGTCCTTTCAGCGGGCGGCCTCACGCACAATCACGTCCGCTTGCCCGGGATCAGCACGCGCGGGCGGGTGCAGTATTGCAGGGCGTTCATCTGGAACTCGAGGTTCACGCCCTTGCCGTTCTGCATTTCCCACTGCTTACCATAGAGCCGCTGGCCGGGTGTGTTGACAGTCTCGATGTAATCAGCCGGAGCATAAACCGTGCGGAACAGACCGGGCACGCCCATGGGCACGAGATGGCACTTGTCAGTCTCAATGCCCACATTCTGACCACCTCGGTAGTTCATCCAGGTGATGCCGCCGAACTCGAACGCGCCATAGATGCCGGAATTGCCCGAGTTGATATAGGCGTTGCGCAGTGAGGCGGCATCGGCATAGCCCTTGTAGGTCTCGCGCACTTCCTTGTGGCCGATCAGGTCGTCGAAGAATGCATCCCCGCAAAGCGCGATGACGCTCGTATACGGCAGACCGTCGAGAATGCCCGCCATTTGGCGGATGACACCAGCACATTTCTTGCGCAGAGCCCCGTCGGTGGCACTGGCGTTGTCGAGATCAAAGTCGACCACGGCCTGCTGGTTTTCGCCGAACTCGGTAAAATAATCGAAAAGCACCGAGCCGTCAGCGTCCAGAAGCTGGCCGGTCTTGAGGATGTTCAGCCGGTGATATTCCTCGGTCAGCGCGAAGAACTGGCTGGCCTCGGCAGCCCGATCCGCAATCTTCTGCTGCAGCCGCTCGACGGCCACTTCCTGGCCGAAGGCGCGCACCTGCTGCACCTCGTCGGCGTAGATCGCATCATCGACCTGGAAATGCGGCACCTTGAGCATCCGCATGGCGCGTTTCGATTTGTCGAAGGTCTGGCCCGGGCCACCGCGGGGGCTGGCGGAGACCAGCATGCGGTTTTGCTCCTTATCCTTCTCGATCGCGATATCGAGCGTGTCGATGCTGGTGGTCTGGAACAGCCCCATCTGGCCAATGCGGGAGGGCGTGTATTTGATCTCACGAAGCGCATCCGTGAGGCGCATGACGCTGAAGGCGTCCTGACTGAAGATGTTGAGGATCGACATGGGAAGTCCTTTATTGCGTCGGCGCGCCAGCGATTGGCCACGCGGGATCGGCCCACAGCCCGAAGGCGCAGGAGATCGGATTTGGAATGTGTGAAGGTCAAGCGTGGCGTTACCGCACCGCAAAAGTCACGCGCGCTCAGCGCACGATAATGCCGACGCCCACGAGGTCAGCTTGTGCAGCGACCTGTTCGGCCGCCTGATCGCGGTCGGGATGATAGGTCAGGACCTTGCCATTGACCTCAGCATCCCGGGTGATGGCGGCAACCGCAACATCACTTGTCGAGGCATCACAGCCGTAGAGCGCGATGGCCACGGCCGTCTGGCTGCCATCGGTGGCACCGACAGCGCTGGCCAGATATTTGCCGCTGGCGGTGATTTTGCCCAGCACTGTGCCCGGCGCGATGATGCCCGCACCGCTGGCGATGGTGATGTTCTCCCGCGATCGCTGGCCATTGGCCTCGGTCATCAGGAATTCGCCGGGATGCCGGCCTTCTGTGAGAACAGTCATGGTCTCGGTCTCCTCTTCAGCCGAAGCGCGCATTGGCGTGGGTGATGGCTTTTGACCACCCCGCCACACTGCGCTCGGCGCGGTTGCGTTGATCGGCCGGGGTTTCAGCCCCGAGCTCGGTCTCATGTGCAGCCCTGTCGGCGATCGTCGTGGGGACCGATGCCTTGGGGGACGCCGTCATAACTTTCGCTGCGTCCACAGCCGTCATTTCGGTCTCGAGGGCCAGAACCAGCGCCTGCGCTTCCCGGCCTTCGGCCTCGGGCGCTGT